GCCCATTGCCAATACGTCAGACTTCTTTTAGCTTTACTAAGTTTGTTGTTTGCGTTTTGAAAACAGAAACGAATACTTAGTGTGGGATGTTGCGTCTTGACTGCAATATATTTTTTTCTTTCTTCTTTAAGTAGGACTCCTTTGAGTTCAACCACACAGTTACTAAGGATGATGTCAGGAGTGTAGCTACTGCTGATGATGTAATCATAACTGACAGTTTCATAGGTAAAGGGTACATTTTTCTTAGTTAAATCTAAAGCTACTTGCGCTTCAAACTTTGATCTAAAATGTATTTCCCCCTGAGCTGTTGTCAATATTTGAGGGTGCGAGATCCTTCTCTTCACTCTCGAACTCGAACCCATCAAGGCTGACTTCTTTTTCATAAGGTACAAAGTTATGGAATACTACTAAGTCAGGCTGTATTGTTAGCCCAACTCCATGAGCAGGGTGGTCATATCCCTGGCAACGTAGTCGCACCTGGACAATAGTTCCTTCTCCTAATCCTTTATACTTCTCTCTCTCCTCTCCAGTAATAGGAGTCTTGTATTTATCCATGAGTAATGGTGGAGTATTTTGATATGGCTTTCCGTTCATGTCAGTTCCGCTTACATATCTTCTGGTTTTTACTTTGAATACGTTAGCACCGCCATGAGTAGTGAACTCAAACCTAGTACTGTCAGCTAACTTAAATGTTTTGCTAGGGTTAGCTTCTTTAAGAGCTTGCTTGTATGCTTCGAAGCCATCTTCAATCTGTTGTGCAACACTAGCAGTTTTAGAATCATTAGAGTCCAGGATTAAATCGACCTTCCACTCTGGACGTTTGTTGAAGGCTGTATCTGGTTCAACTAACCAGGCATATTGAGGGGCGCACTTAGGAGTGACGACATAAAATGCTTTTAAAGTCATGTAACGAAATAGGTAGATGTTCTAGTTTGTTCAACATCCAGCTCCCCAAGCGTAGGCTCGGAGGGTAGATGTTTTATTTGGTTGTCTGTTAATTGGGCTTTTAGTTCTGCCTTTAGTTTGGATAAACAATTCTCTGAATACATATCAGCGAATGTTTGCCTAACTGAGTTACGCAGTACACTCATTTCAGACGGAGTAGTAACGAAACAATCGTGGATGCCAGCGATATTTTCGACTCCTTCTATTGAAGCATGAATTGTAGATAATGCCATGTGACTTGCATCAAAACTATGCAATATATTTGCTGAGATTGCTAGTGACATCTTCCTTGTATCCACTTCTTGAGTAGCTACGTTTGTTCTTATATCCAAATAAACATCAGATAAATATTTTAATTGAATCCTAGATTTTTTCTGATCCAAATACTTTTGATGTACTAACAATCCACTTGGGCTATGCCATTGCACTCCTTTATTTTCCCTGCCTAATTCCCTACCTATATGTCTAAAGAATTTCATAGCTCCTACTGCTGGCTTGATAGCCTGGCATGAATGTTTATATAACAATCGAGCCATGTAACCAACAGTACTCTTAGCTAATGGTTGCCTTAGCCAATTGTGTTTACCTTTATTACCCAGGGTTGTCATCATCTTCTCGTTAGCCCAGGAGTATGCGAAGTGATAGAAGGCACTATTAGTTGCAGCGTATGGAGCTGTCATCACGCATGGTTTAGCTAGTGATCTATCAGGACTAAGCATTAACCACTTCTTAGTTATGTCATGGTCGTTTGTTCTTAGCTCTTGGTTAACTGCTTGTGCTACCTCGCTGTATATATCTTGTGGTTGCTCACTATTTACCAGGTTAACTTTCTCTCCCATCACTTGTGAACGGAGCAAACCTGAGAAGTGCTGAATAGAACTGCAAGTGCAATCAAGATGGCAGGGAAGCTGACATAAATAGCTATCTGGTTCTTGTGAATATAAATAGATTGACCTACAAAAAGCAAGAAAACTCCAAGCCTTACTTGCTCGCATCCAAAACTCTGGTTCGTTCCAGCAATCTCTACCAGCTCCATATATTAAATTGATATTATCGTTAACCCATTGTATTCTCGTTTTAAAATCTGACTTGATCCCATACATATTTGCACCATGTATCTTTAACCAATTCAAATCCTCTTCTGTTTTAATTAATGTTCCGTTTGTAAATTGCAGTAGTGATCTTGATAGGTCATTGCCCTGACTGTTGAGGTATGGAACTCTATCGTATATCCTTCCTCGAAAGTCTAGTTGTTTAGGAAAATATAAATGCTCAGCATCCCTAAATTTCTTAGCCATCCAAAATGTTTTAGCTATACCAATACGACTACCTTGCGTGTAGTTATTCTTATCAATAATGTTCTTGCAATTAATTCTCCATTGCAATACCTCTTTGCTATCTGGTTCGCAATGCTTAGGGTAAGGAGGTACAGCGTATCCATCCCTGGGTAACAAGCAACCTACCTCTAAGTTATTGTCGTAAGCATATAGTGACTGATCCAATATGTATTTATTTATTTGCCATGATGCTTTGCCCTGGATGTTGACCGCATCAAGGTAAGGCTCGTTGCCCTTCATGCTTTTAGCCAGGATCTCGTTGTTACTTTTAAATAAATTATATCTAGCTGCTTTAGTTTTATATCCACCATCATAAGGAGTGGTAAACCTATCAGGTTCTACCAGCATAGGTAAAAAATTAGGACTCATTAGTTTTAACTTCTCGTCAATGTCCTTAATCCAGTTCATACAATCTTGTGTTGCCCTTACTATTCTTTTGGGTGGTGTTGTAGATTTGTCCAGGACTATTTCAATTAAGCCAGTATATTTTTGTATTAGTTCGACCATAAATAAACCGCTTGCCATCCGTTGTCTCGAAGTCCATTGCTCGGTGTTAATCATATTATCTATTAAAAATATTCTGTATCTTTTCTTGTGCCTACCTCGTTTGTATTTACTTAGTTCATTATCAGTTGCCCGATCTAGCATAGTCTCTATCCATACCTTCTCTATTACATTGCTTGATACCTGGTGTAATGTTGGTGTCATGCTCAAGCTATCAACTACGGATCTTATCGAAGCTGCTGCTATTTGTGATGGATCGAGGTCTAATAATGGAGTAAGTAAAGCATAGTTCTGTCCAGCTCTTCCCTTCTCTATCTTTTTTCTTACTGCTCGTAAGTGATAGATAATATTTTGCACCCCTATAGAGCATAAAGTCTCCCCATATTCTGAGAGAGACTCCATGTTATTAGCTTTTCTCCTGGTTGAAGCAGCTCTTACCCTGTCTCGACCAAGATTAAGCATAAGTTTTTCATTGGCTAGTTGGTCATCAAGTGTACTCAATTAACCTGACTCCAGAAGTCATACTTAGATTCATAGTTCTCCTCGAAGTAGTCACTTAGTATTCTTTTAACTAGCTCTGCATTGTTAATACCCATTGCTTCAGCCAAGTAATTAATCCTTACATCTAATTGTGCAGGGATCATTACTTGTAATTTCTTTGAGTCCTCTTTACTTTGCATCTTGTGCATACCTCCATGCTCTTTTAATTAGTGGATACATTGCTACTCTATCAGCAGCATTAGGGAAAGCATCCTTTAAGTATTCATTTAGCAATCTATCTTGAGTCTCCTCGATAGTTTCAGTTGAAGTTGGTGCATCTATCAGCATTTGCCAATGGGTTGCTTCGTTTGGTTGGTAGTTCCAATGAGCTGATATAAAGTACTCTCCTTTCGAACAGTAATAAAGCACCTGGTCTTTATTGTTACCATGTTTTTCTTCTGGCTTCTTGTCAGTTAACTTGTAAATTGGTTCGGTCATTTGTTTAGCTTGTGATTTTAATAAATAAAAGTAGGAATAATATAAGAGTGATGATAGCTTCAGGCACTATTCTTCTCCTTCGACTCAGGATTAATGACTCTTAATCCCTTGTATTTAATTTCAAATATTTCCTCGTAAGGAATTGTTGAAACAAAATACTTTAGTGCATCCTCTAAGCTATGAGCTAGTTGGTGGTGCATACCTACGACTACCCTTCCCTCATATTCATAATCAAATACAATTTCGTAGGATTTAATCTCGTCTTTACTCATTGTTCTCCATGTTTTTGTATTTAGCATCCAGCTTTTTTGATTCAGCTAGATAGTTTTCTTTAGTTATGTCTCCAAAACAAAGAGCATCATCAAGCGCAGCTCTTTGAATACAGTACATTTGATTGTCAAAAAATTCTTCCATCATTTGTTTAACCTCTTGAATTTAAATTCCTTGTCTAATTCCCTGCATGAATCAATGTATATATTGTGATCCTTTTTATCTATCAAAAGGTCAGCTAATATATTCCTGATCCTATACCTATCAGTACTATCGCATCCTCCATAGTGATAACAATACTCCTGTTCCTGTGCGTATTCACAAACAGAATAATAAATCATTATTGCGTGGCATATCTCAGCTCTTGTGGCTTGCCTGGTTTGCACGTTAACAGTTGAGCCTACGTCATTGACCTCCATAGGAAGGCGGTATAAACCGCCAATCCCATAGAACTCATGGACATAATCCACTAACTCTAAATAACTATTCATCATCCCCTCCGTTATCGTTCCTATAAAACTTATAGGTTGCTGAGATTGCTGATTCTTTGCCTTGTTCTACGTCAATCCGTAGCCAATTATTAGGGCATTGATCCAGCCATTTATGGAAGGCATCTTCCATTAACTGCTGGTTAGGTGTCGGATAAATTTCGTAAGGCATTACTTTTCCTCCTGGTTTAATTCTTGTATAATTTTCCCAGGCTTTGAAGGATCTACTAATAAATCCTCTATCTCTTTGCCTTTAAAAACTTTCGTCTTTGGTTTGCCTTCCTTATCAAAGGAAATAAATTGAATTTCTCGCATGATCTTAATAATAATTTGAGTTGTCTTGTAATTCTGTAATGAGTCCGTCGAAGTCCTCACTTGGCGGTAATACTGTTAATAGTGCATCAACTATCTCAGCTCCGTAATCCTCTCGAAGCATATCTAAATACTCGGCTCGGTCTTTGCAGCCCTCTTCCTCATATCTAGCTATTAGGATTCCTGATTCTTTGTCTTTAATCATTTGTTTTGTAAGTAAATTAATAAAAAAATTGCCCAGGCTTTTATACCTGGGCTAATTGTTAAACGTGTTCAGCTCTTCCTACTGCTGCCCCGTTAGCATCATAAAGTTTAGAATCAAGCATGAATAAATCACTTTCTCCGACCTCTTTAATTGAGTTCGCGTACTTAATTAATATTCTGCTTAATTCGTTCCCCATATTGCCACAAGTAAAGGCATCATTAACTGGATCTGTTTGTATTTTGATTGTTAGATAATGGCTCATTAGTCCAGCTCCTCCCTTAAATCAGGCGCAATAATACCAAACCCGCCCCAGTCTTTAGAGAATTTATGTTCTTTGATGATTTCATCAGGGATTTTAAGCGCATATCCTCGTTGATCAGTATTTAAAAAGATACCTATCTTTAGAAATTCTTCGGGTGTTGCTTCTGGCATTAGTACCTTCTTTAATTGAGTTGTTATTTTTGCTTCTTCCCTGGCTGACTCTTCATAATGTCCGTTTGCGTGTATATCCTGGACTCTTTGCGCTTTGTTTTCAAGTCTCCTTAATTGCTTACATAGTGCGATTGGATCGGTTGATGCTGGCATATTAAAAAACTTTTTAACTTTTTCTCCATGATTAAAAATTAATTCATAAAGTTTTTCTTTTCGTTCCTCGGTTTTGTTCATTTTGTTTAGCCTGGTAAATGTTTGTAATTGGTAAGCTTGCTTACCATCTAACCGACCAGCTCGAAGAACTGGAAGGTTGGAAGTTAAGAAAGTAAGACTATTAAGCAAGTAATAGTCCCTATTAGATAGAAAAGATACCAGCGCATGATTAACTCATATCGTAGTAACTTTTGATATTAACCTTGAGGTTGGCTGCTGGTGACCATTTTTGGTCATTAGTCCAGGCATTATTGACAAAGTTAATAAAGTTTTGCAGTCTGTCTGGTGCTAATACATCCGAGCTGCTAATAGTCCAGGTGTAAATACTTTCCAAGTTTTGTTCGATTGCTTCCCAACTAGGATTATTAATAAAATAATCTAGATGTATTTCCAAGTCTAAAAATTTAACTTCAAATAAAGTATGTATTTTTGGATCATTAGAAATAACGGATGGTTGACCAAATAAAGCGACCATATCAAGATAACTGGCATCTATGTTGGCTTGCTTTCTGGTACATTGTTCGATTGATACTGTCAAAGTGACCTCTTAAGTTAGTGTTAATAAGATCCATATAGAATCTATAAACAATATTAGTAGATAATAAGTAACTTTGCAATCATTAGGCGGCTATTCTCACAAATAAATATTAAATAAAATTAGTCCAGGACAAAAAAGACCAAACTAATTAACTAAGTACTGTCAAATGGACAGCACTACATCAAATAAATTCTAGTTATAGCCTGGTATCATGCCTTATTAATTATATTTTGGACACAAGTTGGACGTAAATTAAAAAAATAATTGGCAGAGAGTCCTTAAAAATAAGTATTTATACCTATGGGGACACCCTATCCCCTTAGCGTTATATAAAGCCGATCACATTTTTCTACCAAAAACTAAAATCTAATTAATATCTATCCCGATCTTACTAGATCTTATTAGAGGGCTATACGACTCTACTTCTTCTATTGTGGAGAGCTAGTGGTGGACAGGGATTATAGATGAGCTATATTGAAGGTAAGCCATTATGTTATTGACCAACCCGCAAAGCAGTCAATTTTTACCTCACAGTAGATATAATGGCTTTATAAACAACTTTTATGGCACAAAAAGACACTACTGAAGTATTAAGTAGCCTACATGGTAGGTTAGCTAGTGTATTAACTGATTTATTAATTAGTGGGGAAGCTAGTACGGCAGACTTAAATGTAATTAGACAGTTTTTGAAAGATAATCAGATAACTTCTCAGCCTGTAGAAGATACTCCGTTTGGAGATTTAGCGAAGTCGTTACCTGATATAGAGAATGTTATCGCATTAAAGAGACGTAGTGCGTAATGAAGAAGTCTGATTGGCAAGGCTTACCAGAACCCTACGATAAAGACTTTAGATATTTTTTAGTTTTAGTATGGAGACACTTACAGTTACCTGATCCGACTACTGTTCAGCTTGATATAGCTGAGTATATGCAAACAGGAAAGAAGAGAAGGATTATTGAAGCGTTTAGAGGGGTTGGTAAGTCGTGGATGGCTGCTGCTTATACCTTATGGTTACTAAGGAACGATCCGCAGAAGAAGATAATGGTTGTATCAGCTAGTAAGACCAGAGCAGATGACTTTGCACAATTTTGTTTAAGGATCATACAGGAAATGCCGATACTAAAATGCTTAGAACCAGACAAAAATGAGCAAAGATCTGCTAGTAATAGGTTTGATGTACGTCCGTCTATACCTGATCAGTCAGCTAGTGTTAAAAGTGTAGGTATCTTTGGACAGTTAACTGGTAGTCGTGCTGATTTAATACTTGCTGATGACTGCGAAGTACCGAATACAGCTTGGACTGTAGGTATGAGAGAGAAGTTATTGCAATGTTGTGGAGAATTTAACGCTATTCTTAAGCCTGATGGCGAGATAATGTTTTTAGGTACACCACAAACAGAAGAAAGTATTTATAACAAGTTGAGATTGCGTGGATACGATTGCAGAATATGGACAAGTCGTTATCCAAAGAAACCTGAAAAGTATGGAGACGCATTAGCTCCAATGATACTTGGATTATCTGCAACTAAGCCTGGTCAACCTACAGATCCAGACAGGTTTAGCGAAATGGACTTGCTAGAAAGAGAAGCAAGCTATGGTCGGTCACAATTTACGCTGCAATTTCAATTAGATACCACGTTATCTGATCTACAACGCTTTCCGTTAAGACTCCAGGACTTAGTTGTTATGGAAGTAAAAGATCATGCCCCCGAAAAAGTGGTGTGGTCGTCAGGAGTAGAGTATAGAATCTCGGATTTGCCAGCAGTAGGTTTTAGTAATGACTATTATCACAAGCCAGCTTTTTTACATGGCGATTGGTTGCCATTTACAGGTTGCGTGATGATGGTTGACCCTTCTGGTAAAGGTGTTGATGAAACTGCATACAGCATAGTCGCACATCTAAATGGAAACCTATACGTTTTAGAGGTTGGGTCGTATTGCGAAGGTTATACAGAGCCAGTTTTAACTGGTATAGCTGAAGCTGCAAAGCGTAACAAGGTAAAACTAATACTCCTGGAGGATCAATTTGGTCAAGGCATGATGGAAAGTTTGCTTAAGCCATACCTTATGAAAATATATCCTTGCACTATTGAAGGAACTAGAAGCAATGTTCAGAAAGAAAGAAGAATAATAAACGCATTAGAGCCTGTAATGAATCAACACAGGTTAATAATTAACAGGTCGGTCATTGAGAATGATGCAAAACCTCGAACAGAGGATTCAGTAGAGAAAGCATTAGGCTATCAATTGTTTCATCAAATGACTCACATTACAGTTGATCGTAATTGTTTACAGAATGATGACAGACTTGACTCTTTAGCTGGGGCGGTGGAGTATTGGAATGAATCACTAGCAATAGATGAAGATAGGGCAATCAAAGATCGTGAAATGGAGTTGTGGGATTTGGAATTGGCTGCTCACAAAGGCGAATTGGAAGGTGCGTTGGACGCAAAAGTTCTCGGAATCCCTCTCGACAGGCTTGGAAAAGCCAATGCCAGAGCTGGATGGTTTGATGTTTAAGGCTTATGATACAAACACAAAGCATAGAAGAGCCTGGTGTATCAGATTGCCTACAGCATTTGCTGGAATTAAGTTAGATGAGCCTAGAATTGGTGGATTTCAAACAGTAGTCCAGGCAAATGACTACCAAACTGCCTGGTGTATGGCAATGATGCAAGATCAATGGGAGATATTGACGTTTACTGTTCAAGAAATATCTGTTTTCCCTGCAAATCCTATTTAAAATCCTGGTGGACCAATATCGTCTCCCCCTTCCATAAGTTGATTTAGTCTTTTTTCTTTATGTTTTTGCCTTTTAATAGCTAAACCTAAGTTTGCTGGAGAAGAAACAGCTTGATTTCCAAAATCTCCGTATGTTTTTAGTAATCCTTGATTAGAACTGTTTTCTTTTTTCTCTCCAAAGCCTTGACACATTACTTTCCTTCCAAGAGCATTTCTTTTATCTTAGCAACAGCAGCGTCATCTAGTTTATTTTCACTAAGTTTTGCCAATGCTGCCAAAATATCGCAGACTAAAATAGATACAGACTTGCTTTTTAAGAAAGCAAAGATAATTGGGCGAACTAGACTAATCATTTTAAGATGTTATGGTTACTATATAGATAGTATAATGCGATCTTTATGGAAGAACAAGAGACAAGCAGAGTCGAAACTATCGTCAAAGTTTCTATACTTTTGTGGTCGGCTGGTTTATTAACCCTTTCATACTGGGAACCGCCTAGTGGTAAAAAGATAGTAGATTTTGACCCGACATTTATTGCTTCAATTTTTTCAGCAAGTACCGCCAGCCTGGGTTTGTCTATTGGTAAGAAGGGTAACAGCAATGGAAATGGCAAAGCACCTAAAATTGTGGATAATAAAGAGAAAACACCAAACCCATGAAGAAATTACTCTTACTAGGTTTATTTTTAGTCGCACCTTGTTACGCAAATGGAGTGCCTACTTGGACTACTGGCTCATCTAATAGAACTGAAAATACTACTCAGACTATAACTCGTAGCATAGTGACAGAAAAATTTGGATCTGCCCTGTCCAGTTGGGAAGCGTCAA